TCTGATTATCCACAAGTAGAAGATGGCAAATATAAGGGAGTGATCGGAGTTGGCGGCCTTGTGCTGGCAAGGGTACCGGAAGAAATCGCAAAGCAACGTACTGACTACTACACTAAGCAAGCAGCAGATAACGTTGAAGCAGTTGATAACGATTTAATGAAGGAACAGCATCCAAGTATGCCTATCAATATTGATAGACAAACTCGTGTAACTTTTGGTGGCTCAAAGAAATCCTAATTAGGAATTCCTGAACCCCAAATTAACTTAAACCGTACTGGAGGTCCTTAGGGACAGGTACACAAGGAGAAAATAACTATGGCAAATAAAGACAGTGCTTTCGGATTGAGAGCAATTGGAAAAGTTGGTCAGAATAGAGACGCTCAAGGTTTAAGTGAATACGATATAAACACTACTACTTCTACAATATTCTTTCAGGACCCTGTTAAGGCAGTGGCTGATGGTGGAATAACTGTAGCAGCAGCAGGTGATTTATTGATGGGTTCACTTAACGGTGTTTTTTTCACTGACGTAAATACAAGTAAACCCACGTTTGCAAACCACTACTTAGCTGGTAACACTGCTAGTGATGTAGTTGGATTTATATCAGACGATCCTTATGAAAGATTTGAAATACAATCTGCTGGATCAGTTACTGGTGCAAATATATTCCTAGTAGCAGATATTGCATATACTGCTGGGGATTCTGCAAACTTTGTGTCAAAAGCTGAAATATCAGGAACTATGGCAACTGGTTCAGCAGCACAATTAAGAATTTTAGGTATATCAAAAGATCCTAGCAATAACGACACTGGCTCTGCCAATGTTAACGTTGTTGTTAATATCAATGAGCATACTCTAAATTCTGTTAACGGTATCTAATCGAATAGGAGATAAATTATGGCGATATCAAGAGGACAACTAGTTAAAGAACTAGAGCCAGGTTTGAATGCATTATTCGGTCTGGAATACAAACGTTATGAAAATCAGCATGCTGAAATATATGCTACTGAATCATCGGACAGAGCGTTCGAAGAAGAAGTTATGTTATCAGGTTTTGCTCAAGCACAGACTAAAGCAGAAGGAAGTGGAGTTGTTTTTGACAACGCACAAGAAACTTTCACTGCTAGGTACACTCACGAGACTGTAGCTTTAGCATTTTCAATCACTGAAGAAGCGGTTGAAGATAACCTATACGACAGACTTGGAAGTAGATATACTAAAGCGTTAGCTAGATCTATGGCGAACACAAAACAAGTTAAATCAGTACAACCATTAATTAATGGTTTTGGTACATTTACATCAGGTGATAACTCACCGTTGTTTTCAGCTACTCACCCAACAATTGGTGGTACTGTATCAAACACATTAGCGGTTGCTGCCGACTTGAACGAAACTTCATTAGAGCAATCATTGATTGACATCAATGCGATGACAGACGAAAGAGGTCTAAAAATCGCAGCAAGAGGTGTTAAAATGATTGTACCTTCTGAACTTCAGTTCACTGCTGAGAGATTGATGAAATCTCAAGGTAGAGTTGGTACTGCTGATAATGACATTAACGCAATCGTTTCTATGGGAATGGTTCCTCAAGGTTACAGAGTGAACAATTTCTTAACTGATCCAGATGCATTTTTCATTATCACTGATGTACCTAACGGTATGAAGTACTTTGAAAGAGCAGCTATCAAAACTGCTATGGAAGGTGACTTCGATACTGGTAACGTAAGATACAAAGCTAGAGAAAGATACTCATTTGGTGTATCTGACTTTAGAGGTATTTTTGCATCACCAGGTGCTTAATAATTAATTATTTGAGGCGGGACACAATCCCGCCTCATTTAAAATATAGAAAGAAAAAATGACTCAATATAAATACTTAGTAAAAATCTTTACCAAACATTTACAAACTGAATTTGAAATAGAAAGTGATAAAGAGATAAATAATGCGGATGAGCTAAATAAACCCATTATTGACTTTTTAGGAAAATCTGATATAAAATGGGAAAAAAATGATTTACAGTTTACAAGCACTGGAAATGATTTTTATATAACCTATGAGGAGGTTAAAAATGGCTCAGGACAACATGGTATTGTTCGCAAAGAAACTGAAACTCGAGTCTAAATGGAATGAGTTGTTTCTTGAGAACAGAGGACAAATAACACCAGAAATGTCTGTGATCGGTGATGAAATCAAAAGAGTAATTAGATCCATCATCAGAGAACAAGAAGCAAAAGTTCATAATAATCCTAAAGATGGAGAAGTTCATCTTTTTGCTGGTTAGTTAGAACTTAGACATTTTAGAAAGTGACTTTATTCCTAGGGATTTCTTGCACTTTTTAAAAAATTCATATATAAAATAATCACTATACATAAATAAATATTCTGCATAGACGCAGTATAGTCGACGGCCTAGAGACTATGTAGAATTTAACTAGGAGAATAATCATGGCAAATACAACCTTTTCAGGACCGGTCATTTCTAAAAATGGCTTTATAACTTTTGGACCTGGATCAGCAAAAGCAATTAACTCAACTGGTTTACCTGCAAATACATTAAATTTGACAGTTAATGACCATGCAGGAAGATTGTTAATTTCTCAAGACGCAGACGGTATTTACAAGTTACCAACTATTAACAGCAATGCTAATGGAGTAACTGCAGGAGATACTGATTATAATAACCCAAATAACATTGGTGCAAGTTTTTATTTTTACATAGACACTGTAGCAACAGATGTACAAATCATAACTGATGGAACTGATAAGTTTACAGGTGCAGCTATGATTGCAGTTGATGATGGAGCTAAAAAAGCTTTCTTTCCAGCTGCAGCAAATGATGTTTTATCTATGAATGGAACTACTACTGGTGGTATTGTTGGATCTGTGATTCAAGTTACTGCTTTAGAAACAGCTCAATACTTGGTACACAATACTTTGATCTTAGGATCAGGAACTATTGTTACACCATTTAGCGACACGTAATAAATAATTAGTGTGGGCTTCGGCCCACACTCAAAATTTTTAAGGAGAAAATTATGGCATCAAAAGGTGATATACAAGCTACAAGATCTTCAGCGGCAGCAGGTGCGGCAGCAATTGTTTCACAGCCTATAAGATTAAGAGCTATTTCAATAGCATCAGATGGTGGCGGTGCAGGTGTTTTAGAACTTACAACTACTTCTAATAGTGGTGATACATTATTATTTGCGGATGTTCCAACAGGAGATGTCTTTACATTGAATTTTCCTGAAGATGGAATTTTATTTCCAAAAGGAATTTTTTGTAAAACAAAAACAAATGTAACTGCTTACACATTATTTACAGATAAGTATTCTGGACCAGGTTTAACAAGTTAGAGGATTAAATGGCTTCAGTTGATTCTCAAGCAACAAGGTCTACACTTCTAAGTGTAGATACTACGCTATCTGAAAATATTAACGCAACACAGAATTATATTCCTGTTGCCAGTACCACTAACTTTTCAACAAGTGTTGTTGCGGAGATTGAATCAACTAATGAAGTTGTTAGTTTTGATACAATTACAAATCAATTAATACAAAGTACTGATGATTTAGCTACAAATAAAATTTTAACTAGAATATCTTTAGGACTTAATGCAGGCACTGATCCTAACGGAACAAACACAGGAATAGCTTTAATTCCAACTATAGATAATAATACCCACAGGCTTGATTTATATCCATCAGGTGGACTTGGTACTAATACTTATACTTTTAGTGTTTATGGTAAACAAAATGGATATAGTGGATTAAGTCTAGTTATAGCAGGGTTGCCAGCAAATGGTACAACTATATTTAATTTAGCTAATGGAACAATTACATCGACTGGATCTGATGTAACTTCTGCTAGTATGGAAAATGTAGGAAATGGTTGGTATAGATGTGCTTCTACAATTACTCTTGCATCCGTACCTTTAGCAAACGCTTCTATTGGTGTAGGATCAGATGATTCTACTTTTATTTTTTCTGGAAACACAACTGATAGTATTTTAATTTGGGGGCCGCAGCTAGAAATTTCTTCTAGTGCCACTGGATTTTTACCCAATCCAGGAACTGCAAGTTCTTATCCAGGTTTAACAACAGTAACAAGAGGTGTAAACGGAACAACTGCACAAGCAGCAAGTTCTGGTGATTCAATTCAACAATTACCTTTTGCTACACCGGTAGACATACCTGTAAGATTAAGAGGTTTATCTGTTTCTCCAGATGGAACAGGTGCAGCAAGATTAACTTTATGTGATAATAATGGAGATAGTATATTAGATATAGACACTCCTGATGGAAAAGTTTATACTATGAATATGCCTGAAGATGGATTAGTATTTCCAAATGGTGTATTTATATCAAATACAGATAATGTTACTGCATATACATTATTCACTGAAAAATTTTCAGGGGAAGGTTTAACACATGGCAGTTGATGTAGCTAGTACTTTTACAGAAGCTGAAACTACTACTGTTCAAAGTGGTAGAACTAGAGTTTATGGTGTGTATTATACAAACACAGCAACTTCTGGTGATTTAGTTATTAGAGATGGTGGAGCATCAGGAACTATTAAATTAAAAATTAGAAGTCCGGGTGTTGCAGATTCTTATCAAGTAGATGTACCAGGAGATGGAATTTTATTTAAAAACGATGTTTATGTTGGCTTTACAACTGAACAAATAACTAGCTGTACAGTTTTTCACAGCGGAGGAAGTAATACTTAATGGCAACTTCAGGAACTACAACTTTTGAATCAAATTTTTTTATTGATGATATAATCACTGAAGCCTACGAAAGAATAGGTAGATTTGATTATTCAGGTAATGATATAAAAACTGCAAGACGTTCTTTAAATATAATGTTTCAAGAATGGGGTAATAGAGGACTTCATTTTTGGGAAGTAAAAAATAATTCAATTACATTAGTTAATGGTCAATCAGAATACACAATGTTTAGATCAACCGCAGATGGCACTTCAGATGCAACTGCTGTTTATGGAGTTGATGATATTTTAGAAGCTGTATATAGAAATTCAGATAACGTTGATTTTTCTTTAACTAAAATTAATAGATCAAACTATCAAGGTTTGTCATCTAAAACTGACACAGGAACACCAACACAATATTTTGTGCAAAGATTTATAGATAAAATAACAATCACTTTATATTTAACTCCAGGATCCACTGAAGCCGGAAACTTTATTAACTATTATTATGTTAGCAGGATTCAGGATGCAGGAGCCTATTCAAACAACGCTGATGTACCCTATAGATTTGTACCTTGTATGGTATCAGGACTTGCATATTATTTATCACAAAAATTTTCACCACAAAGAACACAAGAATTAAAATTATTGTATGAAGATGAAATACAAAGAGCTCTTGAAGAAGATGGTTCTTCATCAAGTACATTTATAACTCCAAGAACTTATTATGAAGGATTATAATGGGAAATTTATCTAGAGGAAAATACGCACAATTTATTTCAGACCGTTCAGGAATGGCATTTCCATATAAAGAAATGGTTGTTGAATGGAATGGTGCACGTGTACATGTTTCAGAGTACGAACCAAAGCAACCACAATTAGAACCAAAACCAACAGTTGCTGATCCACAAGGTCTACAATTTGCAAGACCTGCAAGGATTGAACCACCTATTTTAGTTTTATTACAGCCTGATCCTTTTGAAACAATTCTTTATGCGGCAGGAACTTATATAAATGTCTATTCACCTTTTCACGGTAGATCAACAGGAGACTTAGTTAGGTTTAGAGGTCCACCAGATGCAACTGGTTTTAGTGATATAATAGTTGACCAAGTTGATGATATAGATAGAGCAATTGGTTGGAATATTATAGTTGGAAAAATAAATTCAACTGGTGTAGTATCGGATACTACAAACTATTATTATTTTCAAAGTGGAGATACAGCTCTTAATTATAATGTAAGTGGAGGAGGAAATGGTTGTACAGCAGGACCTGTTAACCTACAAGCATAATGACATACTCAGAATTAGTACAAAAAATTAAAGATTACACAGAAGTAGACTCAAATGTTTTAACACCAACTATTATTAATGGTATTATTAGTGATGCAGAATTTAGAATATTTAGAGATGTTGATTCTGATAATAATAGAAGATACGCAACAGCTAATTTTGTTGCAGCTCAAAGATTTATAAATGTACCCACTGATTTATTAGTAGTTAGATCTGCTCAAATTGTTGATTCAAAAGGAAGTGCTCAACCTAATAATAGAGAATTTTTAGAATATAGAGATACTAGTTTTATGTCTGAATTTAACCCAACAGAATCACAAGGAGTCCCTAAATATTACAGTATGTGGGATAAAGATACTATTGTAATAGCTCCAACTCCAGATGCAATCTATGAGATTCAATTGAATTATATCTTGAAAGATCCTGGTTTATCTGATACTAATACTACAACATACATAAGTAAATATTTTCCCAATGGACTTTTGTATGCATGCCTAGTTGAGGCTTACGGGTTTTTAAAGGGGCCAAATGATCTCTTGCAATTATACGAAGGAAAGTATAAACAAGTAGTTGAAGGCTTCTCTGTTGAACAAATGGGAAGACGAAGACGAGATGAATATCAAAGTGGTGTTCCTCGAGTCGGTGGAAAATAATTAAGGAGATAAAATATGGCTATAACACAAGCGATTGCAAATTCATTTAAAAAACAATTACTAGAAGGTGATCAAAATTTTAAATCATCTGGAGGTGATGTTTTTAAATTAGCACTTTATACTTCTTCAGCTACTCTAAACTCTGCTACAACTTCATTTACTACAGGTAATGAAGTTTCATCAGCTAACTACACATCAGGTGGAGATAAATTAACAGGTCAAAATACATCTATTGCATCAGGTGTTGCTATAGTTGATTTTGCAAACTTATCTTTTACAGGTGTAACGTTAACGGCTAGAGGAGCTTTAATCTATAACACATCTTCTGCAGTTACAAATGCATCAGTTGCGGTTTTAGATTTTGGAGGAGATAAAACAGCTACTGCGGGAACTTTTACAATTCAGTTTCCAGCATTCACTACATCGGCAGCTATACTTAGAATCTCTGGTTAATAGGATCTTAAATGGCGTTAGTTGTTAATGACAGAGTAAAACAAACAACAACTACTACAGGGACTGGTACGTTAAATTTAGACGCTACTATTCCAGATAGTTTTGAAGGTTTTGTTTCAGCTATAGGTAATTCAAATACTACTTATTATTGTATTGAAGATACAAACTCAGGAGAGTTTGAAGTAGGAATCGGTACAGTAACGGATGCTACTCCTGATACTTTATCAAGAACAACAATTATCTCATCATCAAATGGTGACTCTGCAGTAAATTTTGCTGCGGGTGAAAAAAATGTATTCTGTACTCTTCCAGCTTCAAAAGCTGTTTATGGAGATTCAACAGGAGATGTTACAATAGCTGGAGATATATTTCCAGGGTCAAATGACACTTTTGATTTAGGTTCTATAACTAATGTTTGGAGAAATGTATATACTGGAGACTTACATCTTTCTAACATTATGAAAAAAGAAGGAAATAAAGTAGACGGAACTAAAGGTAGTTGGACTCTTCAAGAAGGATCTGAAGATCTTTATTTATTCAATAATAAATCAGGTAAAAAATATAAATTTAAATTAGAGGAGATTTAAATGTATATAATCTCTTTTAACAAAACAGGAGCCTAAAAATGGCTTTTGGAATTTCAGCATTTTCTGAAGCACCCTTTGCATCACTAGCAGGTATAAATCCTGACGCAAATGTTGATGTAACAGGAATAGCTCTTACAGCAAATACAGGCGCTGCAGTAGCTTTTACTGATGGAGAATTTCCTGTAACAGGTCAATCATTAACAGGAAATTTAGGAGGTCCAGTAGCTTTTACTGATGGAGAAGCTCCAGCCACAGGTCAAGCAAAAACAATATTCTTAGGTAGTCCAATAGCTTTCACTGATGTAAATATAGACGTAAGCGGATTTGATTTAACTTTTAATCAAAATAGCGTAACTGCTTTCACTGATGTAGATGTAGATGTAACTGGATTTGAACTTGGACTTAATTCAAAAACATATACCGTAACTGTTGTATATGATGGAGCAGTAGGAGCAAATGTTTTTGCTTTAGATGGAGTAAACAAACCTGCTATAGAAATGATTAGAGGAAGTAGATACATTTTTGATGTATCTGATAGTTCAGTTGATGGTCATCCTTTAAGATTTGAAGATAGTACAGGTAATTCATGGACTGATGGAGTTACTGTAACTGGAACAGCAGGAACAGCAGGAGCAAAAGTAACATTTGAAGTTCCAACAAGTGCTCCTGATTCATTGAGATATTATTGTACTGTTCATGGTAATATCATGGGTAATACTATTACAGTTGTTAATAGTTTAAATATAGAAATAGCTGTAGAAGTTTTTCCAACAGGTTTTCCTTTACCTTTAAATTTAGGAACAGTTGATGCTGTAAGTGTAGCTGAAGTTACCGGATTCGATCTTACAATGCAGGATAATTCTGTTGAAGTAGAGGTAAATACACCGGTAGATATAACAGGGTTTTCTTTAACTGCCACACTAGGAGATCAAGAAAATGCTCAAGTATGGACACCTGTAAACAAAGGAACTGACGCAGTTTGGACAAACATTGACACTGCTGCATAAATGAAATATTATGATTTAATTTAAGGAATTTACAATATGGCCAACTCAACATCAGCAAATTTAAAATTAACTGTTCAAGCAACTGGAGAAAACTCAGGGACTTGGGGACAAATTACAAATACTAATCTTTTAATTTTAGAACAAGCTATTGGTGGTTATTCACCATTTAATGTAACTAATGCTAGTAGATCATTAACTTTTACTAATGGTGCTTTATCAGATGGTAAAAATGAAGTTATTAAACTAACAGGAACTCTTGAAGCTAATTTAACAATTAGTATACCAGCTTCAATTGAAAAAACATATATAGTTGAAGATGCTTGTAATCATGCAGGATTTACTTTACAATTTAAAACTGCTAGTGGAACCGGTCCTCTTCTATGTGAAGGTAATTGTTATACACTATATTCTGATGGAACAGATGTTATTAAAGCAGGTGAACACAGAAAATGGAGAGTGGTATCAGCAGCAGAAACAGTTCAAGCTGGAGCACAAATTTTAGCAAATACAAATAGTTCAGCATTTACTTTAACATTACCTGCATCACCTTCAGCGGGAGATGAAGTATCTGTTATGGACCAAGGATATGATTTTAATACAAACGCATTGACCATTGGTAGAAATGGTTCTAATATAGTAAATGCAGCAGATGATCTAGTAGTTTCAGTTCAAGGTGCAGCTTTTACTTTAGTATATTCAGGAGATGCTACAACAGGATGGACATATAAGGATAAATAAAAATGACAGGATACGCAGCAACAAAATATTCAGAAGCATCCAGCACAGGAACTATTACTTCTTGGTCAGAAGGAACTATTCCTACAGGATTTTTAGAGTGTAACGGTCAAGCTGTTTCTAGAACAACATATGCACAATTATTTTCTGTTATAGGTGTTACCTATGGTCCAGGAGATGGTTCAGCAACCTTTAATTTACCTAATCTTTCAGACAATGTACCAGTTGGAAAATCTAATAATAAAGCTTTAGCATCAACTGGTGGTTCTAATACAGTTTCAGGAAATATTTCAAATAAATCTTTAAGTGCTGCACAACTTGCGGCTCATAGTCATCAATATGGTTATACTACAGGTGCTGTTCCTCATGGATTAGGTATGAATTTAAATGGTTCAAATAATAGACAATCTACAACTACAACAGGTTCTGGTTCAGCCCATAATCATAATTTTACATCAGGAGCTGATGCTGCTTTACAACCTTATTTAACTTTAATTTATATTATAAAGGATTAAAATGAGTACATACGCAACATGGACAGTTATGTTAGAAGACAAAGTAATTATAAAAAATAATGGTCCTGAAAAAGGAACTGGACATATTATAGAAGATAATGATTTTTGGAATCAAGAAAAATTTTCTAATATTTGGGCTATTCAATATGGTACTCCTAATTCTTCTGATGAAATAGAATATATAGATGGAAGACCAAATAGTTCTTATGAAGAAGCTAATTTAGGAGATTTTCAAATATTTATTGACAAATGGAATCAAGCACATAATGGAGGTGAGAGCTAATGAGTATCGTATCTGGCGGAACAACTATAATTAATAATGGTGCTATAGTAGATGGAAAAGGTATTCCAACAGCAACAATTATTCCTTGGACAGAAGCAAGTCTTCCTACAGGATTTTTAGAGTGTAACGGTCAAGCTGTTTCTAGAACAACATACGCAGATTTGTTTGCTATAGTTGGAACTACATATGGTGCAGGAGATGGTTCATCAACTTTTGGACTACCTGATTTACAAGATAAAATTCCGGTTGGTAAATCTAATAATAAAGCTTTAGCATCAACTGGTGGTACAGAAAATCAAACTCCAGCGGGTAACGTTGCATTAACTGTGGCTGTAAGTAATCACACTTTAACTAATGGACAGATGCCTCAACACAGACACAATGTAAGAAAATCAAGAATAGCTGCAGGTGGTGGTTGGTATGGACAATATAATCAACAAGTAAGTCCCAACACACAAGCTTCTAGTTATTCTGGAAGTACTCAAGCACATAGTCATGGAGCCAATGGTTCAGGTAATCTTACTGGAACTGAAATGTCTATATTGCAACCTTATGTAGCATTAATATATATAATTAAAACGTAGGAAAATTATGATACTAACATTAGCCAATTCAGATAAAATAATAATTAAAGATGGTATTCCAGTAGAATTTAATATTAAAAATGATGAAGATGAATTTATTAGATTAGATGAACCTGAGTTTTGGGAAAACTACACAAGTATTAATGCAATTCAAATAAATACAGAAGGTGAATCTATAATTGAATTTTTTGATAAAACTCAAAGAGCTCCTACTCAATCTGAGATAGATATAATTTTAAATAAATACAATGAAGTAAAAGAAGCTAGGGATGCACAGGAAGCAGCAGATTTACAAGCTTTTCATAATTCATGGGAAAGAGTTAGAATAGATAGAGATCACGCTATATCATTAACAGACAAATATTTATTAAATGATTATGTAATTACTGCGGAAAATTTAACTGCAATACAAAATTACAGAACTGCTCTAAGAGATTTACCAGAAACATATTCTAGTGAAGAACCTATTAATATACAATTTGATGAAAATCAAAACGTAAATTTAAGTGGTAATAGAATTATAACAAAACCTGTTTTTTAATTACATTATCATCCAAGACGTTAAAAGATATTTTTCATCTTTTAAAGGTGAATTACCTCTATGAACGTATGGAAAACTAGCAGGCCAAATAACAATTCTACCAGTTTTTGGTTTTACTCTTTTTGAAAAATGTAAAAATTCTGTTTCTCCACCTTCTTCTACATCATTTAAATAAATAGAAAAAACTAAAGCTCTATTTTCATTATTCATACCAGGACCATGTTCTACATGCCAAACATGATAACCTTCTGTAGGTAATGTTTTTTGTATTTTTAAATCTGTGTAAGACAGTTCAGGAAATATTTCACCAGAACCTGTTTGTAGAAGATAATGTTTTAAAGCAATATCAAAATTTAACATCATAGTTTTTAACTCTTCCCACCACACATCAATATTATTTGGAGCTGCAAAAAACTGTTCATCTTTTTTCATTAGACTAGGGCTGTTTTCATTTTGCATTCTATTAAATGTTTTTTTAAATTTTTGTTGGTCATTAAAAAGTTGTATAGCTTTACTACATTCCTCTTTGGTGATGTAATTATCATATACACCTATAAAATTATTTATTTCTACTGTTTTTTGTTCCATGATTATTCCTTTTATATTGCAATATATACAAAACCGTGTAAAATTATTGAAGCTTTCATTGTGACTATAATTAAGATAAAGTATACTATATGCTACAAAAATTAAATTTCAAGCCTGGTTTTAACAAAATGGTAACTGATTCAGGAGCTGAGTCTCAATGGGTCGATGGAGATTTTGTTAGATTTAGATATGGATTACCTGAAAAAATAGGTGGTTGGCAACAACTAACCTCTAGTACTTTACCTGGTGCTGCAAGAGCACAACATACTTTTGCATCTTTAGCAGGTGAAAAATATGCGGCCATAGGAACTTCACAAGGTTTATTTTTATATTATGGAGGTAATTTTTTTGATATTACTCCGTTAGACACTGCAATTACTTCTGCTACTTTTAGTTCAACCACTGGATCTGCAACAGTAACTATAAATAAAACATCACATGGTTTATCAGATGGAAGGTATATTACTTTATCTTCAGTAACACTTCCTGGTGCAGGTGCAACAGATTTTACAGTTTCACAATTTCAAGATAATACTTTCGAAGTTTTAAATTCAACATCTAATTCATTTGAAATTACTATGCCTACTAATGAAGGTGGGTCAGGTATGTCCACAGCAGGGTCGGCAACTATTAATCCTTATGTAAGTATTGGTCCAACTTTTCAAACACCGGGTTACGGTTGGGGAACTTCAACATGGGGAGCATCAACATGGGGAACTCCAAGAGCAACAAGTTCTGTAATTCTAGATCCGGGTTTATGGTCATTAGATAATTTTGGAGAAGTATTAGTTGCAACTATTCATAATGGTAAAACATTTACGTGGAATGCAGGAGCATCTAATGCAAGAACATTTAGAGCTTCTACTTCAACATCCGGTTTTGAAACTACAAACAATCCAACTAAAACAAGATTAACACAAGTATCCGATAGAGATAGACATGTATTTCATTTTGGAACTGAAACAACTATTGGAGATCCATTAACACTAGATCCAATGTTTATTAGATTTTCTAATCAAGAAAATTTAAATGAATATCAACCTACAGCTATAAATACAGCAGGTACTTTTAGATTAGATAAAGGTAATGAAATAGTTGGAGCTGTATCTGGTAAAGATTACACATTAGTTCTAACAGATACTTCTGCATATGTTATTCAATTTGTAGGTCCACCTTTTACTTTTAGTGTAAGACAAGTTGGTACAAATTGTGGTTTGATATCACAAAATGGGTTAAGTTATTCTGACGGTAAAGTTTTTTGGATGTCTAATGAAGGTGGTTTTTTTGTTTATGATGGTACAGTTAAAATGCTACCTTGTACTGTTGAAGATTTTGTTTTCACTGACACTGGAGATAATTTAGGAATTAATTATGATGCAGCTAAAGTAGTTTATGCAGAACACAATTCTTTATATAATGAAATTAATTGGTTTTATCCAAAAGCAGGTACAGATAATTTACAAATAGATAGATGCGTTACATATAATTATGCAGAAGATTGTTGGACAACAAGTTCATTAGCTAGAAGCACATATAATGATTCAAGTGTTTTTGATTTACCTTATGCAACCGAGTATAATTCAACAGCTATTCCAGTTTTCCCAATACAAGGAATAACAAATACTTTTGGAGCTTCAATTTATTATGAACATGAAAAAGGAACAGATCAATTAAATGGTATAGTTCCTACATCAATTAATGCTTTTATACAATCTGGAGATTTTGATATTAGCGCAAGACAAAGTGCATTAGGTCAATCAACAGGGACAGCAGATTTTAGAGGAGATGGTGAATTTATTATGTCAATAAATAGATTCATACCAGATTTCAAAGTTCTTACAGATAAAGCTAAAATCACTTTACTATTAAATAATTATCCAAGTGATACAGCGTCTAGTTCACCTCTTGGCCCCTTTACAATTGAATCTACTACTGATAAAGTAAATACACGTGCTAGAGGAAGATTAGTTGCACTTAAAATAGAAAATGATGCTATAGGTCAAACTTGGAGATATGGAACATTAAGACTTGATGCAAGACCTGATGGAAGAAGATAATGGCTAAAATAACTGCATATATACCTGAACCAAAACAACAGTATGAAGAAGATAATCAAAGACAAATTCTTGCATCTTTAGATACTATAAAAAATGAATTAAATTTTTCTTTTCAGCAAGATTTAAAAAATGAACAAGACACCTACAATTACTTTTTATCCTAATGACTATACAATATAAAAGCGAAGTATTTGATCTTACTACTACTAATTTAACTACAGTGTTATCTGTGTCAGTTTCAGCGGTTGCTATTGTTAAAACTGTTCAAGCTGTTCACGATAGTGCTAGTAATGTAGATACCCATTTAGTTTTAAAAAAATCTGGTGGGTCAGACATTAAAATTTCTTATGAAGAATTAAATAAAACTACATCAAATATGCTTAAAGACACCTTGAATTTAGAATCAGGAGATGTTATAAAGATGCAAGCAGGAACAGCAAATGAAATAACAGGTGCTGTAAGTTATGCTTTAATAGACAGATCACAGGAGAATGGATAATGACAAATGAAGATTTATTAAAAATTGATTGTACTACTACAATAGTAATAAGAAATACTAGAACAAATAAAGTTTATAAAGATGAAATAGAAAAAGATGCTGATATAGCTGATCCAAACACTGAAACAACAACAGAGCATATTGCTCAAGATTTAACAGTGCATGTATCACCGAAAGGATTAAATATTTTACAGAAAGTAATGAATCAAAAAAATGATAAAAATAATTAATGATGTATTAACTCAAAAAGATTGTTTTGGTATATATGGAAATATAGTCAACCAAAATTTTTGGACATTAAATAGAATTTCAAGTCCTGGTAATTTAGGAGGTGCTTTTCCCGGAGTTAGTTTTATAGAAAAAGGATCTATTACTTATGAAGAACCTTATTGGATTGGATATTTTACTTGTTTGTTTGATAGAATAAATCAAAAATTATTAGAACAACATAATTTTAGTATAAATAAAAATATAAATAGAATTGCTTTAAATGCTGCCAATGATAATCACTACACAGAATTTCATGTTGACCAAGATTCTGATTACTACACTATCATAGGATTTTTAACACCACAATGGGCAGAAGATTGGGGAGGAGAATTAAATGTTGAAGGACAAATTATTAAATATAAACCTGGAGATTTTATAATCTTTGATTCAAATATACCACATAAATCAGAACCAATAAAAAAAATACCATACTGGAGGACATCAATAGCTTATGCAATTAAAAAATCTTAATCCTAGAGGCGGAACAGAGCTTCAATTTGAATATTTAAAAAAACACGTTGATCCTAAATTATTAGATCAAGTACAAATTTGTACATCAATACCTGGAAAAGTTCCTATAGACCCAAATAAAGTAAACATACTTTGGCAAAAAAATTCTTATGACCAAGGTAACTTAGCTCCGTGGTTTAAAGATAAATCTAATCACGATAAATATGATTGGTATGTATTTAATTCTAATTGGAACTTTGAAAAATTTACTCAAACTTTTGGTCTACCTACAGAAAAATGTTTAGTAATTAAAAATGGAATAGATACAATCGAACCTGTATCCACTATTTATAAAAAAGATGAACCTATAAAAATTATACATCATTGTACTCCATGGAGAGGACTTTCTGTACTATTAGGTGCAATGCAATTAGTTAAGAACCCATTAATTACTTTAGATGTTTATTCATCAACAGAAGTATATGGTAAAAGTTTTTATGATCAAACAGATGATCAATATAAAGAACTTTATGAACAAGCAAAACAATTACCTAATGTAAATTATATTGGATATAAACCTAATGAATATATTAAAGAACATTTAAAAGATTACAGATTATTTGTTTACCCAAGTATATGGGAAGAAACATTTTGTATATCAGCATTAGAAGCTATGGCTGCAGGTCTATATTGCGTAACAACAAACTTTGGTGCGTTATATGAAACTTGTGCTGAATTTCCAATGTACATTCCATACTCTAACAATTATGAAAATTTAGCTAAAAAATTTGCTACTGGAATAGAAGTTGCTGCACAATCACTTGAAGCACCCGGTCTCCAGGAACATTTAAAAATGCAAAGAGATTATACTAATAGATTTTATAACTGGAAAGTTAAATCAATAACTTGGACTAGGTTTTTACAAGGAGCAATAAATGCAAAACAATAAACCAATATGGTTTGGTGAAAATAAAAAATCAAACTATACTGAAATTAATGTAAATTCTAATAAACCACTTTGTAAAATAATGGTGTGTACACCTTGTCATAGTGAAGTATCTATGCATTACACTCAATCAGTATTAAAATTTCAACTAGAATGTATACAAAGAAATATACTAGTTAGTTTTAGTTTATTAAAATCATCACTTGTTACACAAGGTAGAAATTTATGTGTAGCTGAGTTTTTAAATCATGAAGACCATTATGATTATTTATTATTTATTGATTCAGATATAGCTTTTAAAGCTGAAACTATATTTAAAATGGTTGACGCTAATAAAGATTTAATTGCATGTCCTTATCCAATGAAAACTTTTGATAAAGAAAAAATGTGGAAAAAAATAAAAGAAACGGATATGGTAAAAACAGAAAACGATCTATTACCTTCTGGATATATGTATCCAATTAAAATTGATAAAAATGAACTAACAGTAGATAAAGGTGTTATGAAAGTAACACATGCTCCAACTGGATGTATGTTGATTAAAAGAGGTGTTATAGAAAAATTAATTAAAAAACATCCTGAATTAGAAATATATCAACCAACTGTTATTAATGGTAAAGAAGTTAAAAAAGAAAACTTTTATAATTTATTTGATACATTACATGATACAGAAACTAAAAGATACTTCGGTGAGGACTTTGGATTTTGTCAAAGATGGACTGATATTGGAGGTGAGGTATATCTATATATAATGGATCATATATCCCACATAGGAGACCATGAATATTGTGGTAGATTCTATGATCAATTAGTTGCTTTAAAACGTGTTGACGTTGATAAAAAAATCAAATAAAGTATAGTATTTACAGGAATCCAGTCCTGCTTAACAATATAAATATAATTTAATTATGACAATATCACGAGGATTACAACCAAGACAACAATACGGATTAGGAAGTTTCGTAAAAAAAATAACTAAAGGCGCTAAAAAGATTGTTAAATCACCTTTAGGTAAAGCTGCTCTTTTAGGACTTGGTGCTTATGGTTTAGGTGGAGGATTTGGTGCGGGTGGTTTTAAATTTGCAAATATTTTAGGTAAAGCAGGTATGATGAGACCTGGTCAAGGTTTCGGTGGTGGTAAAGGATTATTAGGACTAATAGGTAAAGGTAAAAATTTTATGGCTAACATGGGATTAGGTGGCAAAACTTTAGGTATGTTTGGATTAGGTGCATTAGGTAGTAAATTGTTCTCTGGACCTCAACAACAGATGGGTGGAGAAAAAGATGTATCAGCACTAAAAAATTATCTAACAGAAGGATATAGAAATTTAGCATACGATGAAGAAGAAATTCCTGAGTTAGTAGAAAAAAATTTATTAGCTGCAGGTGGTAGGGTTGAGTATGGTGATGGAACTCCAGATGATTTATATAGTAAATCATATGAAAGAGTTATGGAATTAATGGATGAAGGGTACGACTTTGGTTCAGCTGTTAAAAAATATATGGAAGAAACAAGAGATGAAAAAGCTATGGGTGGTACTCCAGAACAAAATGCTATTCAAGCAGCTGGGATAGAGGGATTACCTTTAAATCAAAACCCTGCAGGGGTAACAGAATTAGACCTTAGAGAAACAGGTGGATTTATTCCACCAGTTGGTGTAAAAGAAAAGGCAGATGATATTCCCGCAATGTTATCAAACAACGAATTCGTAATGACAGCAGATGCTGTAAAAGAATTTGGAGATGGTAATGTCAACAAAGGAGCACAACGTATGTATGACATGATGAAAAAATTAGAAAAAGGTGGTAGAGTATAATGGCAATAAATACTACTACGGTAGGAGTAGATCCTTTTATAGAAGGCGCAAGTAAAACTTATCTAACAGATTTACAAAGAGGAATTGGTGCTTTTAAAAGAGCTGATTTATCAAAAACATTAGGACCAGATTTTGTAGCAGGACTTGATCCATTACAGCAACAAGCACAAGAAACAGCAATTGCTGGTATAGGTGGATACCAACCTTTTTTACAAGCAGCTTCTGCATCTGCAGGACCTCAAGCTTATCAACAATTTATGTCTCCATATCAAAAAGATGTAATTGATACTACTCTTACAGAATTTGACAGACAAACTGCACAAGGTTTGCCACAACTTGCGGCATCCGCTATTGGTGCAGGTGCATTTGGTGGTGGTAGAGAAGGTGTACAAAGAGCTGAGTATTTATCTAATGCAGATAGAAATAGAGCTGGAATACAAGCAGGTTTATTACAAACAGGTTTTGGTCAAGCACAAAATTTAGCTCAAAAAAATCTTTCTAATCAATTAAATTTAGGTCAAGCAGGACAAGCATTTTTAGGTCAAGATGTTGGAGCACTTTCAACTTTAGGCGGAATAAATCAAGCACAAAGACAAGCTGAATTATCAGCTCAACAACAATTAAATCAACAAAGAATGATGCAACCATTAACAGCTGCTCAACAATACGGTGCAGGTATTACAAGTTTAATATCTGGATACCCAGGTAGAACTATGCAAGAAACTACACCTACACCTGGTGCAGCTCAAACTGCAATTGGTTTAGGTTCTACTTTAGCTGGTGTGTACAGAGCATTTAATCAACCAGGTCAATTAACTAATAAGTTGTTCAGTTAATATGAGTAGAGTATTTAGAAGACCTATGTTCAGAAAAGGTGGCCCTATCAATGATGGTATCATGACAGGTATTGTAGATAGAGAAGAATATGCAAATGGTTTTCCAGGACCCGGATTAGATAATCCTTATTTAACACCACAACGAGGGACAGATACTTCGCAACCAATGAATATACCAGATTTAAAATCTATGGCAGAAGAAAACAGAAATGTATTATTAGAAGCAGCTGGACCTAGAGGTGGCTTTGATCCTTTAACAACTCTATTATTACAGTACGGACCACAAGCAGCAATGGAAACTAGAGGTGGTTCGACCTTACGTAATTTAATTGCAGCAGGTGAAAAACCAATTGAAAATTTAATAGCTAGTAAACAAAAAGAAGATGATTTCCTAAGAAGCATCCGGACTCAGGCTACCGGGGCCGCTATGAAACAAAGAAGTGAATTAGAAGCTGCTGAAAGAGATAGATTATTTAAAAAAGAATTAGCGGAGATGCAAGCTGAACTAAATAGAGATTTATCTAATACAGAAACTATTAATGCTAAAGCAAGAGCTGATGCTAAATACTTACAAGATTTAGAATTACAAGCTAAAAAATCTAAAGCAGACTATGAAACAAGATCTAAATTATTAAAAGAAGCTAATGAATTAGAACGTGGAACTACAGAAGATAAAATAA